TTAGCACGTCGCTGACCCGGGGCGGAGCTTTGAATGCTACACGCCAAACTGTCTCCCAGCGCGTCAGACCGCTGGATGAAGTGCCCGGGCTCCGTCGCGGCGCAGGCCGGGTTCCCGGACACAACAAGCATCTATGCTGAAGAGGGCATCCGGGCGCATGAGGTGTTTGAGCTGTGCCTCCGGCTAGACTGCGCGCCGGAGGACATCAGCAAGCCCGCTGACCCGGAGGATGTGGTGGCCGCGGTCGGCCATGCGCTGGACTTCCTGCGCGGGTATCTCGCTGTCAACCCCACGGCCGACTACCACCCAGAACAGATCCTCATGGCGGATGAGACCCACGACATATGGGGCACCTCAGACCTGATCGTGGTCAACACCGACGAGCTTGTGGTGCTCGACTACAAGCACGGGTACGGGGTTGTGGAGGTTGAAGACAACGCCCAGCTGCTGACCTACGCGGTCGGAGCGCGGCGCAAGTATGGACGCAGGCGGAGATACAGGCTGGTGATTGTTCAGCCAAGGGCGCGGCACGACGCTGGCCCGGTACGTGAAACGATGATCACTGACGGAGAGCTGACCAAATTCGCGACGCTGTTGAAGGCCGCGGCCAAGGCGACCGGCGCCCCAAACGCACCGCGGACGGCCGGCACGCACTGCCGGTGGTGTCGCGCCCGGGGTGAGTGCCCAGCGCTCGCGGAGTTCGCGTTGCAGGCCGCCATCAAGGACTACACGACGGAGGAGCCGTTGCCTGAGCCGGCGGAGCCGGCGGTGCTTCCAATGGACAACGCACGGCTGGCTGAACTGTTGCGCGTCGCGCCGGTTGTCGAGCTGTGGCTGACCGGTCTACGTGAGACGGTGAAGGACCGCGTGTCAATGGGGCAGGCGGTTCCCGGGTTCAAGATGGTGGCCGGCCGGCGGATGCGCTACTGGAGCGCGGAGGACACCGCCATCATCAACGCGCTGCTACAGTTTGGCTTGACAGAGGACGAGGCCACCCCACGCTCGTTGATCAGCGTCGCGGTGGCGGAGAAGACGCTCAAGCAGGCCCACAAGCAAGGGCGCGCGGTCGCGGCGTCCACGGCGCTCGCGCCCATAGTGGCCTACAAGGAATCAGCGCCAACCGTGGCGCCGGAGAGTGACCCAAGACCGGCCGTCAGTTTTGGGTCGGAGTTCAGCGAGATTACACCAACCCAAGAGGTATCAAAGTGACTGACAAGAAACAGCTGACAGTAGTGACCCCAGTGGCGACGGCGTGCTATGCCTACGTCCATGAACCGCGGCCGGCGTTGAACCCGGGCGGTGAGCCGCAGTATTCCATCACGCTCGTCTTCCCCAAGACCGCGGACCTGTCCAGGCTCAAGACCGCGGCGAAGGTTGCGGTGGAGCTGAAGTGGCCCAAGGGGAGGCCGGCGCAGCTGCGCTCGCCATTCCGCGACGGCGACACGGAGCGCAGTGATGACCCCATCTTTGCCAACTCCATCTTCGTGACGGCCAAGTGCCGGGACAAGCCGCAGATCGTGGACGGGGCGGTGCGCCCACTCGTCAACCCGCTGGACTTCTACAGCGGCTGCAAGTGCAAGGCGTCGCTGTACGCGTTCGCGTACGACGTGAGCGCCAATCAGGGGGTGTCCTTCATCCTCAACAACCTGCAGAAAATCTCAGACGGCGACCGGCTGTCAGGGCGCCGGCCGGCGGCGGAGGACTTCGATGCGGTTGAGCCGGAGCAGGAGGAGGCTTCTGGGGCGCAGGGGACGGCTGACCTGTTCTGATGTCGGGCGTCGTCCACCTTGACTTTGAGACGTACAGTGCGGTGAACCTGTTCAACGCCGGTGCCTACCGGTATGCTGAGGACACGTCCACTGAGGTCATTTTGTTGGGGTGGGCGGTTGACGACGGGCCGGTGCGGGTGTTCGACCGGTTGGATGATCCGAGACTGTCTGAGCTGAGGGAGCGGGTGGCGGCCGGCGCTACACTCAGCGCGCACAACGCACAGTTTGAGCGCGTCATCTGGGCGAACGTCTTGAGCCGGAGGTTGGGCTGGCCGTTGCCGAAACTGAAGCAGTGGGATTGCACTGCCATCCGTTCGGCAGCGGCCGGCTATCCCAGACGGCTGGAGGCGGTCGCGGTCGCGTTGAAACTGCTGGTCAACAAAGATCCGCGCGGCAAGAAGCTCATACAGCTGTTCTGTGTACCGGACAAAGACGGCCGGCGGGTAATGCCGGCTGGGCGCCCGGAGGAGTGGGCGGCATTTTCCCACTACTGCGCGCAGGACGTGGTGGTGGAGCAGGAGTTGGCGCGCCGGCTGCCCGCGCTACACGCCATTGAGCAACTGGCGTTTCTCGTGGACTCCGACTTGAATGACCGCGGGTTTCCGATAGACGTTGACACAGTCCGCGCGGCGACGCTGGTGGTGGACGAGCTGGATGCGGAGCTGCGCAAGCGGGGGCAGGCGCTCACAGACGGGATAGCACCCACGCAACGCGACGCGATACTTGAGTGGCTGAGGGACGAGGGCGCGAGCATCGACACGCTACAGGCGCAGGAGGTTCGCAGCCTGTTGCTAGACCCGGCGTTGCCTCCTCACGTCCGCGAGGTGCTGGAGGTACGGTTGGAGGCCGGCAAAGCGGGGGTCAAGAAACTGACCGCCATGCTTTCATCGGTATGCGTAGACGGCCGGGTGCACGGCGGGTTCATGCAGTATGGAGCCAACACTGGCCGCTGGTCCGGGCGCCTTGTGCAGCCGCACAACTTCGCGCGCGGCGACCCGGAAGGGCAGGACACGTTCCTGGAGGTCATCGCGACCGGCGACGCGGAGCTGGTGAAGATACTGTATGACAGACCGCTGGCGCAGCTGTCCGGGTCAATGCGTGGGCTGATCCGGGCGCCGCGCGGCAAGAAGTTCTTGGTGGCGGACTACTCCGCCATTGAGGCGCGCGGGTTGGCGTGGGCGGCGGACGAGCAGGAGATGCTTGAACGCTACCGGCGCGGGGATGACGTGTATGTGGCGCAAGCCTCAGAGGTGTTCCGGGTTCCGGCTGATCAGGTAACTGATGAACAGCGTCGCATCGGCAAAAACCTAGTGTTGGGCGCCGGCTACCAGATGAGCGGGCGCAAGTTCCCGGAGTTCTGCGCCACGCAGGGGGTGCACGTCACGCAGGAGTTTGGGCAGCGGGCCATTGACGCCTATCGCGCGAGCGTGCCACACATTGTCAAGTTCTGGTACGACGTGGAGCTGTGCGCCAAGAGCGCGATTGTCAAGCGGTCCAAGCAGAACCTCCGGCAGCTCAACTTTACTTGCGACGAAAGTGCGCTTATGATACAGTTGCCGTCCGGGCGCTGGTTGCGCTACCCGGATGTGGCGCTGGTCGCTGACCCGCGGTCTGGCCGGCCGCAGATCACGTATGGGCGGGAGTTCAGCGGCAGGTGGGTGCGTGAACCTACCTATGGCGGCAAGTTGGTTGAGAACATCATACAGGCCATTGCCCGGGATCTGATGCTCAATGGTATGATTGAGGCGCGGCGGCACAGCTACCCGTTGGTCATGACGGTGCACGACGAGCTGGTGGCAGAGGTGGACGAGGACGACCCGCGCACCGGGGAGGATTTTGCGGCAGTCATCTCCGCCGTGCCGATTTGGGCGCCGGGGCTGCCGCTGACCGCGGCCGGGTTTGAGTGTACACGCTACCGCAAGGGGTGACCGATGTTGTTCACAGACGAGCTACGCCAAGTCAAGGTAACGCCCACTGAGCGCGCGTATGCCAACCGGGTGCTTGTCAACTGGCTGGTGACATCTCCGCGGTTGGGGGCTGTCCCGGAAACCCGCGACGGGCTGCGGACGGTGCTCAAGTGGTTGAAGGTGGAGTACGACGACCGGCACCGGTGGCACATGTTGCAACGGTTGTTGCGCAGGGCCACCACCATCCGGACGTTGATAGAGCAGCGGCAGCTGTTGGCCAACGGTGTGAGGAGGCTGCCGAAACAGAAGCATGACGGCCCACTCGTCAAGGAGCGGGAGCATGCCGTCACGCCCGGAGAGTAGCGTGGAAACGGCGCTGCGTGTCGATGTTGAGTCTCGCGGCGGGCTGTGTCTCAAGGTCGTGTTCCCGGGGGTTCGCGGAGCCCCAGACCGGCTCGTGTTGTTGCCAGATGTCGCGCCGTTCATGGTGGAGCTGAAGAAGCCGGGAAAGGGGCTCAAGGAGCACCAACGCAGACTCCACAACCGGCTCCGGGTTTTGAACATGCCGGTGGTGGGGTTTGACGGCCAGAAAATAATTTGACCGGGGGGCTTTACTTCCGCGGAAAAGCGCGTATGATCGGAGCCGTAGACAGAACGACCAGACAGGAGAAAGAGATGAAAATCAAGTTTGCAACGCTCCCCACAGTCCCGGAAACGGCCATCATCGAGCGCAACGGCAGCTTCTACGCCGCCACAAAGCATGGCGAAAAAGGCCCGTTCACCACCGCGCAGGCCGCCCGTGAATGCGCGTACCAGATCCTGATGTCAGAGCGTTTTGAGCGCTAAGACGACCACCCACAGACAGGAGACTCACATGGACAACACAGAATACGTTTTCACAGACGCTGACAACGCGGAGTTTGACGAGCTGGTGCGCACCGGGGGGACCGGCGGCAACAGCGTCCAGACCGCGTTGGAGCAGGGCGGGCTGATCGGCGCGTCGCAGGTGTACTCAGAGACCACCGGCGGTTCCACGTCGCAACAGCGCATCGAGGTCAAGTGCGAGAAGTGCCGCGGCACCGGGCAGTTCATCGGCTACACCGGCCGGCTGCTGGGCGAGTGCTTCACGTGTCACGGCTCAGGCAAGATCCTGCGCAACGTCAACTACGAGGCCAACAAGGCCAAGCGCGAGGTCGCCAAGGTCGCCAAGCAGGCGCGCGTCGTGGCGGAGAAGGCGGCGCAGCTGGCTGAGTGGAAGGCTGCCAACCCAGACGTGTGGGCGGCACTTCAGGAGTACGCGCAGCAGACCTCCTACCAGTCTGACTTCATGACCTCCATGATCAGCAATCTGGGCACCTACGGTTCCTTGACCGATGGCCAGTCAGCGGCTATCCGGCGCGGCATTGAGAAGCGCGCAGCGGCGCGGGCCGCCAAGGGGCAGGCGCCGGTCGCCAGCTTCCCGCGGATTGAGAAGTTGGTACGCGTGGACAATATGCAGCTGCACCTTGGCAACTCCAAGGTGGTCCTGTTCCAGTCGGGCGCGCTGGCCGTCGTCGCGCCGGTTTTCGGGCAGGGCACCTTCGGCATCATCGAGCACGGCGGCGCGCTGCGCCGGTTCAGCAAGATGTCAGACGAGGTGTTCACCACGTTGCAGGACGTTGAGGCGCGCGGACTGGAGGCGGTCAAGGAGATTGGGCGCGCCACCGGGCACTGCTGCATCTGCGGCCGTACACTCACCGACGCACACAGCATTGAAGCTGGCATCGGTCCCATCTGCGAAGGACGCTGGAACCGCTGAGGAGGAGACGAGTGCGGCCTGAATCTGCCCTGAGACCATACCAGGTTCGCAACGTGGGGGTGTTGAAAGACACCCCCAGTTGCGCTTTGTTGGTGGACATGGGTCTGGGCAAGACGGTGATTGCGCTCACGGCCATACAACAGATGCTCGCGGCCGGCGGAGTTCGCGGTGTGCTGGTGCTGGGCCCAATCCGGGTTGTGGAGACAGTATGGAGACAGGAGGCGGAGCAGTGGGAGCATCTGACGGGGCGGTTGCGCTTCAGTCTGGTCCGCGGTACGCCCCAGCAGCGGCTCGCGGCGCTCGCGGCGCCGGCCGACATCTACCTCACCAGCTTCAGTCTGGTCAAGTGGCTGTTCAGTACGCTCCGGGGGGTTTACCCGTTCGACATGCTCGTGGTGGACGAGTCCAGCGCGTTCAAGGCGCCGGGGGCGCAGCGGTTCCGGGTCATGAAGTACGCTATCAAGCGGTTCACCCGGCGCGTCATAATGACGGGCACGCCGTCACCCAACAGTCTTCTGGAGCTGTGGCCCCAGTTCTATCTGCTGGACGAAGGGGAGCGACTGGGCACCTCGTTCGGCCGGTTCAAGGCGCGATTTTTCGTGCCCATTGACTTCAATCAGTACACGTGGGTGCCGCGGACGGGCGCCCGGGAGCGCATACAGGACTTGATCAACCCCATATCCGTGCGGCTGGACCGCGCGGACTATCTTGACCTGCCCCCAGTCACGTACAACACAGTCAAGGTCTCACTCCCGGAGGAGGCCATGACGCTGTACCGGGACTTTGAGCGCAAGATGTTCCTGAAGCTGGACGAGACGACGGAGCTGGAGGCGGTGAACGCGGCAGTGCTGACCGGCAAGTGCCTTCAGCTCGCCAACGGCGCGGTGTACACCTCGCCAGACCCAGACAGGCCGGAGATGAAGACGGCGGTGCACGTCCACGACGCCAAACTGGAGGCGCTGGAGGAGATTGTTGACGAGACGGGGAGCCCGGTCATGGTGGCCTACCAGTATGAGCACGACCTCGCGCGGCTCCAACAGTGGCGCGTGGCGCCCCATCTGGGCGGCAAGCAGACGCGGCCCACATCGGAGTTGGTGAGCGCGTGGAATGCCGGGGAGCTGCCGTTGCTGTATGTACACCCGGCGAGCGCGGCGCACGGCATCAACATGCAGTCTGGCCCGGGGCACACCTTGGTGTTCTTCAGCCAGACGTGGAGCGCGGAACAGCGCACCCAGCTGATCGCGCGGCTGGACCGGTCTGGTCAGACGGCGCCGGTTGTCGTTCATGATATCATCGCGGAGCGCACCGTGGACGAGCTGGCGCACAGCGTCGTGAAACGCAAGCTGCGCACGCAGTCGGCGCTCTTGGATGCGTTGAGTCTGTACCGGTATGAACAGGAGTTGTTATGGAGCTGACACCGCGGATCTGCACCAAGGACGAGTTCATCAACTTCGGGCGCGACCTGATCATCACAGAGGACTTGGACCCACTCTATGTGGGGGTGTTCAACGCAGCGTTGTCGCGGTCGGATCTGGCCGCGTTCTTGCTGACATACTGGATGTTCTACAACGCGGGGTTCTCCGCGATGACAGTGGACCGGCTGCGCGCGGCCGGCGCCGGCGCGTACTGGGAGGCGATTGCCCGGGCCGCGGGCGACCTGACGAGGCGCGGGACGGAGCGGCGGCACTTCCGCGGACAGAAGGCGGTGAACGCTGTTGCAACGCTGTCTAGTTGGTACGCAGATGGCCCGGAGGAGGCAGTGGACTACATAGCCAGCCCGGACTACACCGGCATTTCGCGGTTCACCGGCATCATGGAGCGGGCGCAGAAGTGGCCCCAGTTTGGGCCGTGGATCGCATTCAAAGCGGCGGACATGATAGACTGTTGCGGTTACAACGCGGTGGACTCCACTGGTTGCGACCTCGCGATGTACAAGACACCGGTGGCCGGAGCGGAGCTGTACGCGCAGTTGAGCGCGGTCGCGCCGCACAACGTCGTGCGCTACGCGGTGAACGAGCTGGAGCTGGAGTACATTGACCTGTACGCGCCACCAAAGTTCGGGCGCCGGGTCGGCATCTTTGAGATTGAGACGGTGCTGTGTAAGACTAAATCCGCGGCCGGCGGGCACTACCATTTGGGCAAGGATACAGTGGAGATACGTCACATGCTCAGTCACTCAGAAGGCCCAACCGCGGCCAAGATCCTGAAGTGTATGCCACACGTCGTACGAGACGACGCGGAGCGGCTGCTATGAACCCGTGTGTCAACGGTACTCCTGTGACCCGGCTTGAGCCTTGGCTGTGGGTGAAACACGAGGAGCTATGCTGCCCGGGCGGGCCCAACTTCAGCAAGATGCGCGGGGTGTACGCGCACATGGAGAGCCGGCCGGAGGAAACGATTGGCGTGCTGGACACCTTCCACTCGCAGGGTGGCTGGGCGGTCGCGCGGGCCGGGTTGATACTGCGCAAACGGGTGATCAACTTTTTCCCGTCATACCGGCGGAGCCCGGGACCGCGGGCGGCCCAGACCAGCGCCAAGCTATGCGGGGCGCAGTTGGTAGCGCTGCCGGCCGGGATGAGCGCGGTGCTGTGGCATCAGTCCAAGGCCAAGATGTATGAGATGACTGGGACCGGCGCCGGGGCGACGGGGTTGAAGACAGGGGCGTACATGTTCCCCAACGGGCTCCAGCTGCGGGAGAGTGTACACGAGACGGCGGTGGAGGTTTGGAACACGGCGCTACCGGTGTGGCCCACGGTAGTGGTCGTGTCCGCGAGCAGCGGCACCATCGCGTCCGGGGTCGTGAGCGGGTTCCTTGAGCACGGCAGTGCCTTGTTTGAGGACACCCCAACCTTCATGATACACTTGGGCTACTCCCGGAGTCACGCCAAGCTGCGCGCCCGGTTTCCCGGTATTGATGTCCAGCTGATTGACGAGGGGTACAATTACAAGGACACGGCGCGGCCGGGGGCTGACGCGCCATTCCCGTGCAACCCATATTACGACCTGAAGGCGTGGCGCTGGATGATGGCGCGCCGGCCGGAGTTCGCTGGGGAGCGCGTCTTGTTTTGGAATGTAGGAGTGTAACATGCAGCAGGAAGACCAATGGATCAACGAAGTACTGGGCATTGACGAGCCGGAGGACACCGGCACCGGTATCGCCAACGAGACCAAGGCCGCATATGCCTACTTCATGCGGCCGGAGCCCAAGGACGGTATGGGCCCAATTGAGGAGGAGCTGGACCCGTTCACATCACGAGTGATGCGCTGGCGCTACATCGACGTGGGCATGGTCCGCAACGCAAAGGCGGAGGACAAGCAGCAGCGCAAGGTCTACCTAGACCCGCTGCCCCACATCCGTCTTGAACAGGGTAAACCGCTGCAGGGGTGGTACCAATCGGCGCACGCGGCTGGCGAGGTAAGCCGGAGCCGGCCGCGGCCGTGCTTCACTGAGGCTACGTTGACAGAGCCATATGGGGGGTATTGCACAGTGGGGTGCAGCTTCTGCTATGTGAACAGCGGCATGCGCGGCTACCGCGGGAGCGGGCTGGTGTCGGTGCCTCTGCACTACGGGGAGCACGTGGCGCGGCAGCTCAAGTCTTGCAGCACGGCCGCGGCCGGCTATTTCAGCAGCTTCACTGACCCGTTCCTACCTCTGGAGGACTACTACCACAACACTCAGCAGGCAGCGGAGGCGTTCACCCGGGAGGGGCTGCCAGTGTTTTTCCTGAGCCGGATACTGTACCCGGGGTGGGCCATCGACATACTGAAGCAGAACCGGTACAGCTACGCGCAGAAGTCACTCAACACCGGGGTTGACGCAGACTTCAAGCGCATGAGCCCGGGCGCGGCGTCGCTGGAGGACCACATACAGCAGGTGGGCGACCTCCGGCGCCGGGGTATCTACACCTCCATTCAGGTCAACCCGATCATCGCCGGGGTCACGTCGCACGAGGACATCCGGACGCTGTTTGAGCGGCTGGCCGCGGTTGGTAACAATCACGTCATTGTGAAGTTCGTTGAGGCGGGGTTCAGCTGGGCGCCGGCGATGGTGGAACGTATCACCAAGCGGTTCGGCCCGGAGCGCGGCGGCAGGTTCGCGGAGTTGTTCACTGACAACATCGGGGGCCAGAAGACGGTGCTGGAGGAGTACCGGATGGAATCACACCCGCTGTACCAGCGCTGGGCTACAGAGCTGGGGATGACCTATGCCACGTGCTATGAGTTCGCGTATGAGCGTGACGAGATGGGTGAGGTGGTGTCCAAGCTGGGCGTCAGTATCGGCGGCCGGTTCAAGACCTCCGACCAGTGCCACGGGCACCGCGTCCCGGTGTTCACGAGGATCACGCCCAACGCGCCTTTCAAGGAGGTTGCGGAGTGCCCGCCGTCAGGCTGTCTCACGTGCGCGTCGGACAATGCCGGCGTCGCGCGCTGTGGCAACGAGGAGATGGGCAAGGCAAAGGCTATCCGGCTGGTGGACATGCGCAAGTCAGTGTACGGGAGCTTGTTGGCGTGATCATCAACCTACGCGGCTGCAACGGGTCGGGCAAGACCACGCTGGCGCGGAGCCTGTTGAACCCAGAAACCGTCACAGAGGTTGTCTTGGGCGGGGTCAAGTGTACGACGGACGCAGCCGCGGAGGTGGTGCTGATCGGGCCGTACATCGGCAGGAAGACGGGCGGGTGCGATTGCCTGCCCGATTTTGACACAGTCCGGAGGACGGTGAGCGCGGCGGCGCTCCTGTACCAACACGTTGTGTTTGAGGGGGTTGTGCTTTCCACGGTGTACTCCTCGTGGGCGACGTTTGACGACGCACGCGGCCGGGACATCGTCTGGGCGTTTCTGAGTACCATCCCGCAGGTCTGTCTGGCCCGTATCTATGTGCGCAACGGGGGCAAGCCCATCAAGGAGGAGCTGGTGCTGAGCAAGCACCGGTCCATCCTCAAGGTGCGCGAGAAGGCTACAGCGGACGGGCGGTGTGTACGGGAGCTGGCCGGGGACAGGTCAGACACGGCGCGGCTACAGCGCTGGACGCAGGCATGAACCCGCAGCCACTGTTCGACTGGATCAACGAGCGCCACGCCATCTACCTGAAGCGGGCGGCCGGCGTCGCGTCTCCGTGGACGGACGACCCGGTGCTGCAGGAGTACCGGTTCACCAACGCGTTTCGCGAGCTGGACCGGGTGACCGTGTGGGTCCGCGAGCATATCCGGGAGCCGTTCGCGGACCACCCGGACCTATGGTTGATGATTGCGCTCGCGCGCTACGTCTGCGTGCCGGAGGTGCTGCAGGAGCTGATGCGCCCGGAGCTGTGGCCTACCGGATCACCCCAATTCACAGGGTTGCTCACTGTGCTAGAAGCACGCAGGGCACGAGGCGAACAGGTTGAAACCGGGGCATACATGATCCGGGCGGAGTCTGACCCGTCCAAGCCTTGGTACAGGTGGAGCAAGCAGCGCTACGTCGTTGAGGTGGTGATCGGCGGGATGTGGAGCCGGCGCGCTGAGATTCTGCCGGCCGCGCGCACCTCCGTTGAGGCCGCCACAGAGGCATTTCAGCGTCAGTATGGCTGCGGCGGTTTCATGGCCTATGAGATTGCGACCGACTTGCGCTGGTGCCCGGGTTGGCTGGACCGGGCGCCTGACATAATGACATGGGCCAACCCGGGACCGGGCGCGCGGCGCGGGCTGAACCGGCTGTCACAACGACCGGTTCCGGCCGGCATGCGCACGCAGCAGGCGGTTGAGGAGATGCGCGCGTTGTTAGATGCCGCACCGTTGTATCTAGCGCCACATGTACCTGCGCTGGAGCTGCGAGACATCGAGCACTCGTTGTGCGAGATGGACAAGTGGTTGCGGGTGAAGCAGGGAGAAGGGCGCCCAAGGTCCAAGTTCACACCACGCAAGGAGTGAGTGATGCACGTCATCGAGGTCCGCAACGTCAACGAGGCATACGGGAAGCTGTATTGGATGCTGCGCAATGGGCCGATGTGGCGCGAGATAACGCCGCGCGGCGACCGCACGCTTGAGTGGCTGGGCCCGGTCGCCACGACCTACGCGCGGCCGGCGGAGCGGGTACTGTTTGACGACGCCCGTGATGCCAACCCGTTCTTTCACCTGTTTGAAGCGCTGTGGATTGCCAGCGGCCGGCGCGACACCGGGTTCATCAAGGAGTTTCTGCCGGCCATGATGGACTACTCTGACAACAAGCTGGTGTTCAACGCGGCTTACGGGCACCGGCTGCGCGTCCACTTCGGCGTAGATCAACTGGTCAAGGTTGCTGAGCTTCTGGAGGCGGACCCGGACAGCCGGCGCGCGTTCATGGTCATAGGTGACCCAGAGGACTTGACCAGAGCCACCCGGGATGTCGCCTGCAACGTCGCAGTGTTCTTCAAGATCCGGGACGGCCAGCTGAACATGCTAGTCAGCAACCGGTCCAACGACGCTATCTGGGGCGCCTATGGCGCCAACGCGGTCCAGTTCAGCTTCCTGCAGGAGCTGATAGCGGCTCATTGCAAGGTTGAGATGGGGACGTATACCCAGCTCAGTGACAGCTTTCACATCTACCCGGACAGCGAAAAGGGCGCGGAGCTGTTGGAGCGGTCGATGGGCCCCAACGCGGACCCATATCAGCAGGGGCTGGTCAAGCCGTATCCGATCATGGCGCCGGGGCACACCATCAAGACGTGGTTGCTAGACTGCGAAGCATGGGTGGATCTTGCGGCGAGCGGGGGCGTGTCCTACAGCGCTGACCCGTTCTTCAAGAACGTGGCGGCACCGATGCTGCGCGCTTTCCGGCTCCACCGGCGCGAACGCAAGACCAAACAGGCCATTGAGATGCTGAGCAACGAGCACGACCCAGCTATTGACTGGTTGCAAGCGGGGATTGAATGGCTGACGAGGAGGCTGACCTGATGGACATCGAAGTGCTGGAGGAGCTACGCGCGGCCGGGGACATCCTACGGTTCCACACGTCGCCATTGCGACAACCGCAGACGGTAGGCCAACACACCTACAACGTGGCGCTGCTGGTGCTCGCGATTGACCCGGACGCCTCACCGGCGCTCCTGCGAGCGGCGTTGCTACACGACGCGCCTGAGATCATGACGGGCGACGTACCTAGCCCAGTCAAATGGAAACACCAGTTTCTGGAGGACGCGTTGCGGGAGGTGGAAGCTATCATGCTACGTCGTATCAACTTTCCGCAGCTGACAACAACTGAGCGCGAAATCCTGAAGTTGGCGGACCACATTGAGGGGGCGTACTTCTGCGTGGAGCAGGCGGAGCGCGGCGACACTCTGGGGTTAGACATCGCGAGAAAGTACCTGGAGGCGGCCACCAAACGGGCCGGGACAACCCAGTTGTATGCGCGGAAACTACTGGACCGACTGAGGCAACGGCTACAGCGGATGCAACCGGTCAGGGGATTAAACAGGACGGAGGAGACGACATGAACGACGAAACACACGAGCAGCCCAAGGCTACCGGGCCGACGTTCCAAAAAGAGGAGCTGATTGCGCTCGCACTGCAAGACGTAGCGGTGCTGGAGTCCAAGCACGCCGGCTACGGGGACAGCTGGAAGCGGCGCGGCGGTGTCGGCGCGTTCATGATGGCCGCGCGCAAATGGGACCGCATTGAGAACATCACCCGGGCGTTTGCCTGGGACATCTTCAGCGCGGCGTCGTCTGACGGGGAGGCTGACGGAGAAGGGGTGCTGGACGACATCGCGGACCTCCGGCGCTACCTGCTACTGATCGAGCAGGAGGTGATCAACCGCCAGTTCGTTGACCCGATGTCCGCCAACGCGCTGCGTGAGATCCGGCGCCAGACGTTCGTTCAAGCGGACGAGGACGAAACAGCCTCCATGAATGAACACGCAGCGTCACTCCGGAGTCAGAGATGACAGCGGATCTGTACGAGCGGATACACAAGGATGAGACCATACAGACGCTGTTGATTCTGTGGCAGGCCAACCGCAACAACTGTGTTGGACGGGAGGCCGGCGACGAGGTACTGAGCCGGCTGTGGTTGGGGAAACACGGGGACAAACGGGTGGCGGTTGTTGAAGAGTTACCGGCAGGGTAACAATCAGAGTATGTTCCGGGGTCACTCCGGTCGGAGGACATCGCAATGGACGAAGCCATATGGGGTGTTATGCAGTACAGCTGTGTCATCGGGCTCGCGGCGCTCGTTGGCGTGCGTTGGGGTAGAAAGCGGCGCCGGCGCAATCTGTTGCCGTCACCCGCGCGGGAAACAGTCAGAGGCAATTGGGCCAGCTACAAGCCGTGGTATATCACAGGAGCGTAGGGCATGAATGCAAGGTTCATCGTGGTTGGAGCGGTCGCGGCGTTGATCGCGTGGCTTTTGATCAGTAGCGCGCTGGGCGCGCTGTTGCAGCCGTTAACAGAAGCGTTGGCCAACATTTCCATTCAGTAAAGGACGCCACATGGCCAACCCAACACCGCTGTTGCACCAGCGGGTGTCAGAGTTCTTGACACAGGTTATGGGCGGAGACGAGGTTGCCGCGCGCCGGCTGTACCTCACTGCGTTCGCAGAAGATCCGGCCGGGGACTATGACCGCGACACCCGCGCCCGCATGTGGGCCGGGGCGCCGGCCGGGCAGTACCTCCGGCGGCCCATGACCCGGAATGTCCACGACGAGGACAACATCTACATGGTGGTGTCCACGTTCAAGCCAGATGAGACGGGGAAGGTCAGGCGGCGGCAAGCGGCTTTCGACCGCGGCTGGTTCATCATGATTGACGACGTTGGTGACGGGCCATCGGCCAAGGTGGACCCGTTGCTGATCTCATTGGAGCCGACATGGGCGGTTGAGACCTCGCCACGTAACTATCAGCTGTGGTATCGGATAGACCCACCAATCACGGACGGCGCGCTGCTCAACCGGATGATTGACCAGCTGATCAGCAAGGGGCTGGCCAAGGACAACGACCCGGGGATGAAAGGGTGTACCCGGTACGGGCGCCTGCCGTTTGGCGTGAACAGCAAGGCCAAGTACAAAGCAGGGGAGCACCCGCAGGGGTTCAATGTCCGGTTGGGCGCGGCCATGAGCGACTTCAGCCGCACCTACTCAGCAGAGCGGTTCGCTGCCGCGTGGGGTATTGAATCGGCGCTGTCTCCTACGCCGGCCGACTTGGTCACGGCTCCGGCGCTGTCAGATGCTCCCGGGGCGGCTGAGTTCAATGAGGAGCTTGTCCAGAAGCTGGGGATGCTAGGGTATGGGCCACAGGAGAAGAATGGCACCTCTGGCATCTACGTGCTGAGCGTCTGTCCATTCTTTGAGAAACACGGCGCCGGAGCGGGTCGCGATGGCGCAGCTGTGTTTCTGGTGGGAGCCCGGGACGGCGGCGAGGTCTACACCCGCGGCGCGTTTCGTTGTCACCACGGTCATGGAGCGGAGGACCGGTGGCCGGAGCTGCTGGAGCACCTTGGCCTGACAGCGGCATTCCGGCAGATGGAGGCGCGAGCCACCTTTGAGCCGGTAGACATTGGCGAGGTGAAGCTGGAGTCTGCACAGATTGGGGAGGATGACCCGGGGATGCCCATTGAGGAGGTGATCAAGCGGTACAACATCACCACCTTGGAGGACATGCTGGCCCGGTTCGCGTTCACTGAACACGGCGGAAACGTCGTGGACATCTCGCGGCCCAAGCTGTCTATGAGCCTGAGCACGTTCAAGGCCGCCACCGCGGCCATCCTCCTACCCAACCCGGTGACGGGCAACCCGATGCCCATGGCGCGAGCTTGGCTGCAACACCCCAAGCGGCAGACAGTAATGACCACCACGTTCTATCCCGGGAAGCCGGAGCGGTGTCAGGCTGTTGAAGAGGGCGCCGGCTACGACGCAATCAACATCTGGCGCCCGGTGCCCCACGTCGCGCCAAAAGGCTGGAGCCACAAGGTTGGGCCGTTTCTCGACCACCTCACATATCTGGTGCCTGTTGAGAAGGAGCGCGAGCGGTTTCTGGACTGGCTTGCGCACATCGAGCAGTACCCGGCAGACCGGCCGCACTCCCACTACCTCATGGTGGCGACCACGCAGGGGATTGGGCGCAGCTACATCGGGTCAGTACTGGCCCGCGTCTGGCCCGGGTTCACCGCGTTGAACTTCGATCTGGTCCAGATGCTGACGTCAGGGTTCTCCGGCCGGCTATCCGGAAAGCTGCTGGCCGTAGTCGATGAGATTGCGGAGGGCGGCAAAGGCGGCGACCGGTGGGCGCACGCGGAGACAATGAAGAGCCTCCTGTCAAGCGAGACCATTGGCATCAACGTGAAGTATGGGGCGCAACGGGTGGAGCGCAATTGCATCCGGTTCCTGATGTTCTCCAATCACATGAGCGCCATCCCGTTGGACGCTACAGACCGGCGCTGGTACATCATTCGCAATCCTCCAGCCCCCATGTCAGCCTCCTACTACGTCAACCTGTACGGGCTGTTGCGTGACCACAACTACATCGCGAGCGTCCGCGAGCTGTTGCGACAACGGGACTTGGACGGGTACAACCCACACGAGCTGCCGCCCATGAACACAGCAAAGGCGGATATGGTGGCAGCGTCGCAGACGGATGATGAACAGCGCTATGAGGAGTTGTTGGAGAACTACCCACACGACCTGATCTTCAGCTCAGACCTGTTTGACGCGGTGTTTGAGGCGGGAGGAGGGCTGGCGCTCGTGGCGGACCCAGAGCGGGCGTCACGGTACTCCAACCGGCTGAGGCACATTATACACAGGCACGGCGGTGGAGCCTACCGCAACCGGGTCACGTTTGAGCCCAGTGCCAACAGCCCGGGACGGGCGGAACAACACCGGGTCACCATCTTGAGACAGTACAGCTACTGGGCCGACAAGGGCGCGTCAGCAATCCGGGAGGAGTTGCGGGCCATTGCCGACCGGATTGCCGCGGCCGGGAAGCCCACGTGAGCCGGTTCTGACGTGGCAATCTGGAAGTCCATGGCGGACGACATTGCCGCGCTACCGCTGCCCAAGGGGTTCCACGTGGCGGAGCTAGGGTCACAGGAGTTGGCGTGGGAGGAGCGCGGGCCGGCGGCGGCGCTGTACAAGCGGCTAGGCTGTGGCCGGTATGTGTCCATCGACGGGAACAACGAGGGCACGCTACAGCACGACCTGAACCTACCGTTGCCGGACATTGGCACGTTCGACCTTGTCACCGACTTCGGAACCGGTGAGCACATCTTCCACCAGCTACAGGTGTGGACAACTGTTCACACGCTCACCAAGGTTGGCGGCTACATCGGGGTGATCCGACCTGAGCAGGGTTATCCCACCCACAGCTACTATCGCACCGATGAGTGCTTGTTCCGCGACGTGGCAGAGGCCAATGCCTATGAGGTACTGAAGCTGGAGCGCGTTGGCACGATACGCGGCTGCAACATCCTTGTATTCTACCGTCGCACCAAGGCCGGCGGCTTCAACACCCCACAGCAAGGGCGGTACACGCGTGACTTGAAGACCATGAAACGGCGGGCCGTCTGAACGACTGGCTTGACCATCTAGTGGAGCGCTGTGGAGGCGAGCGGCGGTTGGAGCAGCTTCTCGGCGTTGCGTTCTTTGCTGTGCTTATTGTTACCGCTGTGGTACTTACAGTGGTATGTAACCCAGAAGGTTGTCATGGATAGGGTATCGGAAGACGCGGAAGACGCGGAAGACGGGGTTTTAGGACCGTACAAAAAAGATCTGGGTGCATGATTTTCTTACGGTCCTAAAACCCCGTCTTCCGCGTCTTCCGCGTCTTCCGCTTTATTTCCTCAGACCTTATCCGCTAGAGTACCCACCCATGCGTGGGGTTACTCCGCTGGAACACATCGCTGCTGTCCTTGGGTTGTCATTACCCAAACAGAAAGCGCGCCAACGTCGGGCCGGTCTATTCCTCAAGCCACTACCACGGCGGTTGCAATATCAGCGTCCGTCCGCTGAAGGAGGGTGAGAGTGTGCCCTGTAAAGGATGCGCCGCAAGGCGTGAACGGCTCCTCAGATGGTCCAAGCGCGCAGCTGAGCGGTTCAAACAAAGCCGAGAGAAGCGTGCAGCTGTTGCCGCTGCCCGTGCTGGTGCACCTCGTCCTTGAGCAACAGCGGGTTGTGTTGGCGCTGTTGACTGAGATTGTCTCACAGAATGCAACACTGATAGCCTACACGACCGGACGGGCGCAGCAAGCGACGGAGGACGACGACGATGAGCCGCTTGTCACCCTCAGTGGGCGCCGGGTCACCTGACACTGTCCGGCGTCTGACCGGGCGCCGGCTACAGGTCCGCAATGCCCGTCTTCTCCGGCATGAGCCGTTGTGCCGGCATTGTCGGGCGGCCGGCCGCGTCACCGCGGCGACGGAGTTGGACCACATCATACCGTTGGCTCGCGGCGGGTTCGACCACGAGTCAAACCTACAACCGTTGTGTGAGACGTGTCACGCCAAGAAGACGTTGGAAGACTTCGGAGTGTGGCCAACGGTTGGCGACGACGGGTGGCCAAAACCCCACATACCAAGGTATGGGTCCAAGACAGAAGACCACACCCGCGGCACCTCCGTTGGGGGGTTGGCGCATTCCGTGCTTGAAGTGACCGGGGGGCCAAAATGAGTTGCAAGGGCCACCTGCCGGAAAT